GTAGTCATCCACTTCGTTTTTATCTTGATGCAAATAAAGGCACATCATACACAACAGATATAACCACAAACGGCACCGCTGGTTCATCTGGTGCATATGTTGAGATTGAGGTTACTGATTCTACACCAACTATTCTTCATTATCAGTGTTCAAATCACGGATTGATGGGCAACTCTGCTCAAGTCAATTCAAATAATGCAATCAAGTTAAACAGTCAGGATGCATCATATTATCTAAACTACAATAATTTCTCAAACACTCCAACCATACCGTCAAACAATAATCAACTGACGAATGGTGCTGGGTATATTACGACTTCATTTACGAATACCAACCAACTCACAAATGGTGCTGGATTTATTACTGCGAGTGATGATATCACAGGTAATGCTGCAACTGCAACAATACTTGAAAACGCAAGAACGATAGGTGGTGTATCATTTAATGGATCTGCAAACATTGATTTGCCTGGCGTCAATGCTGCTGGAAATCAAAATACAACAGGAACATCTGCTGGATTAACAGGTAATCCAAGTGTCACAGTTACTAACTTAACTGCAAATGGTAATGTCTCCATTGCTGGAACTCTTACATATGAAGATGTTACTAACGTTGATTCTGTTGGACTTATTACCGCAAGATCTGGAATTAAAGTTGGAAGTGGTATTACTCTGAGTCCTGATGGTGATGGATTCTTTACAGGTGTCACAACTGCAACTACTTTTGTGGGTGGCTTTACGGGTAACTTAACAGGAACTGCTTCAGCTGCAACACTGGCATCTAATTCAACTAATTTAAACAGTCAAGCTGCCTCATTCTATCTTGATTATAATAATTTTTCAAACACACCCACGATACCAACCAATAATAATCAACTCACCAACGGTGCTGCGTTTGTTACATCTTCAATCATTAATTCTTTAAATGCAAGTAATCTTTCTTCGGGAACAATACCTGATGCAAGATTTCCATCTGCATTACCAGCGATTGATGGATCTGCACTCACAGGTATTGCTGCAACTGCAAATGTTAGAACAGGTATTTTGGATGTTGCTGGAATTGCCACATTTAGAAATGATATTATCGTTGGATCTGGTGTTACATTAAGTCCTGATGGTGACTTATTTGCAACAGGTGTCACAACCTCAACAAGTTTTGTGGGTGATTTAACTGGTGATGTAACTGGTGATGTCACAGGGACGGCATCAAATGCAACACTCGCAGTCAGCGCTCAAGGTTTAACAGGTTCTCCAAGTGTTACAGTCACCAATGTAAATGCTGTTGATGCAATTATAAGTGGTAACTTATCTGTTGCTGGAACGATTACATCTCTGGATCAAAATGATATTCTTGCAACTGGTATTATTACTGCATCATCTGGTGTTGATCTTGGAGATCCAGGCATTGTCACACTTTCAAGTGACACTTTAACAACCACATCTACGAGTGCAGATACTATTTCAAGTGTTTCTGCAACAGTTAATCGTTCTGCAACTTTCCAAGTTCAAGTCACTAGAGGAACTGAATATCATGTGACAACAATCAATGTTGTTCATGATGGAACGAATGCTTTCTTGAGTGAATTTGGAACAATTCGTACAGGATCAGTGCTTGCAACGTTTGATGCTGATATTAGTGGTGGTAATTTAAGACTTCGTGTGACTCCGACAACTACAGCATCTACGGTCTTCAAATTATCTAAGACTGTAATAAAAGTATAAATATATCTGAAGATCCTATTCGATTTATGGCTAAGAAGTGTCCGCCAGGCAAATATTACTGCTTTGATGAAAAGAAGTGCAAGAAGATCCCTCGTGGGTATCGTATTGGTGCTAGAGGATATCTTGCGAGAGAAAGAGAGGACGATAACGAAACAAAGAAAAATGGTAACGGAAGTTCTAACGAAAATGGGAACGGCGGGAATGGCGCTGGAAATGGTAACGGTGGCTCTGGTGGTAATGGTGGTGGCAATGGCGGTGGCGGAATGGGTGAAGCGGTAGTTTATGAGGGATCAAATCCTCGTATTCCGAGAAAGAAAGGACAACCAGCAAAATCCAAAAAACACTCTGACTTATATACTGATGAAGATCCTAAAGGAACTATTCATGGACTTGGTTTTAAGAACGTGGCTAAAGCTAAAGCATCTGTATCAAAAATCAGGAGTTCTTCTAGATCACATGCTCATAAAATTCAAGCGGCTGTTGCTATGGAACAAAGGGCGAGAGAGATGGGTAAAAGTTCTGAAGCAGCCGTCTATCGAAAGTACATCAACTCGATGAAGAAAAAGACAAAGAGTATGAAAGAGGCCTTAGAACCAGTAGGTAATATAGCTAAAAGACTTGGTGAAAGGATGAAACAAAATGATAAGGTTAAGAAACCATTCATACAAGAACCTGGCGGAGAAAAAAAACCAGTAAAAGAGGGATTATATAATCATTCCGATGTAGGACTTATCACGAATGCAGTGGTTGAGTTAGAAGATGGTTTGAAGACTCTTGGTGTCATTACATATGATTCTGTAGATCAATTAATGCAGGGTATCTCAAAACGTAATAACATATCACCGACTCTTCTCCACAATCAATTCAAGGCAAAACATCTTACAATCCCTGATGATTGGGCAATTCGTTATCGAATGAATAAGAGAAAGGGTATCGAAGAAGCTAAGAAGATGACCAAGAAACAAATGAAGAAACGTGATGAGATTGCTGATGCGATAAGCACAAGAGAAATGAATAAAAGATATGGTGATAAGAATGTAAAATATGCAATCGCAACTAAGTTGGCAATGAAAGAAGAAGAAACTGATAAATATAATGTAAGCGAAGAAGGTCTTCGTGCGTGGTTTGGTAAATCCAGTGGAACTACCAAGTCAGGACGCAAAGTAAGAGGATGGGTTCAAGTTGGTGGTAAGTATGATGGGAAACCTTGTGCAAGACAACCTGGCCAAAAATCAACTCCTAAGTGCGTATCATCTTCCAAGAGAAGATCAATGAGTGATAAAGAAAGAGATAGTGCTGCAAGAAGAAAGAGAGCTGCTGATCCGAATCAACCAAATAAATCAGGTGCAGCAAAACCAACAAATGTTTCCACAGATCCCAAGAAGAAAATGAAAGAGAATTATTTTAATCGAAACAAAGTGATCGAGGAGAAAAAAGAAACTCCTAAAAATGTTAAGAAGATTGCGAAAGAGTTGGATGCTGCTGTGAAAATGCATACCAGTCAAGCAAAAAGATTAAGATCTGCTGGAATAAGTGAGGGTAATAAAGGAACTGCTAATCTTAGTAAGTCACATCCAGAGGCAGTTAAAAAATTAGAAAGAAGTATTGAAAAATTTGCAGGCAAAAGAGTGCCTGGCGGTAAAATGGGTGTGAAGAAAGAAGAATATGTCAATGAAAAGAAAATGGTCAAAGTAAAACTTAACCCCAAGACAAAAATTGGAGTTAAGGTTACTGACATAGGGCCTGGTGGGAAGGAGGTTGTCAGAAAGGATACAATGAATGAAGCAAAAGATAAGAAAGGCAAGGGTAGTGGTTCAAAGGATGCCTGTTATCATAAGGTCAAGTCAAGATACTCTGTGTGGCCAAGTGCATATGCATCTGGTGCTTTGGTGAAATGTCGTAAGGTTGGTGCTGCAAACTGGGGTAACAAGTCAAAGAACGAAGGATTCTCACCAATGCAAGTTGCAGCATTGGAAGAAGCTGGTATGATTGATATCAAAGAAGGTCAGAAGTGTTGGAAAGGATATGAGAAAAAGGGAACTAAGATGATGTTTGGTAAGAGATATAATAACTGTGTGAAAAAGAAAAAAACAAGAAAAGAGGAAGTTGAATTAATAAATGAAATTGAATATGATTCAAATCTTGGAAACAAAATGAATCAACAGGGAAGAGAAAACACAGCAAAATCACAACAAAATCAACAACCAAAAAAGAAAACCGCTTACAGATCAGTTGAAGTGGTAACTGGTAAAAATGGTGAAAATATAAAAAAAGGTTCTTCACAAGATGTAAGTGTAGGTAGTAAAAAAGAAGTTGCTTCTAGAGGAATATTAGGTAAAGCTAAATATGTTATGACAGGTGAAGAGTATGCACCAGTAATAGAGGGTGTCATGACTCTGATGAGAAAGAAGAAGGAAGAAAAAAAAAAATCTAAACCCTCTGTCTCAACATATGTAAGTCAAAGGAAAAGTGACGCTGGTAATAAAGCAGCAAAGATAATGAGAGATAAGGAACAACGGAAGTATGTTGGTTTCTTGCCTGCAAATGAAGAAAAGGATTTAACTAATGAGTCAAAAACTCGTCTTGTAAAAAACGGTCATACATATAAAGTCATATTGACATGGAGAGGTAAAACATATATGATACAGATGTTTGTACCATCTGTTTCTAGACCAACTCGACAACAGGTAGAAAAAGAAGTTCAAAAAGTTTATCCTGATGCAAAGTTGATGTCATTCTTACCTAAAGATCTTGAACCAGGCGAACCTACTGTGATGGTGGGTGAAAACTTTATTGAAAGAAGAGCAGAACAAGAAAAAAAACGACAAGCTGCAAATAAAGCAATACAAAATACTAGAGATCCAGAAGCTGATAAAAAAGCAGCTGATGCTAGAAAAGATCCTGACTTGAAAAAACTTGATCAAACTCAGGGTGAGGAGTATGTAATTGAAGATGATATGAAAGGAATGAGTGTCAAATCAGGACACAAGAGATCAACTAAGAGTGGTGCTGGTATGACTGCAAAAGGTGTTGCTGCATATCGTCGTCGTAATCCTGGCTCTAAGTTAAAGACTGCTGTGACTGGTAAAGTCAAAAAAGGTTCTAAGGATGCGAAGAGAAGAAAGAGTTACTGTGCTAGAAGTGCAGGGCAGATGAAGAAGTTTCCAAAGGCTGCAAAAGATCCTAACAGCCGACTAAGACAAGCAAGAAGGAGGTGGAAGTGCTGATGAAAACATTCAAACAATTTATGTCAGAACAAGGATTTGTTAAAAAAATTGGACAAAAAGTAGGTGTGATGGATTTTGGTAATGCTCATAAAATAATAAGAGATACTGAATATGCAAATGCACCAGATAAAAAAACAGCAGAAAGAAATATTAGATTAAGAAGTAGAAGATTGGACAAAAGTAATCCCCTAGATATAGGTATGGGTGGAGGATCATTTTCCAATCCAAAAAAACCTGACGATGAAGATTAATTTTTAATTTAATTTATTATGTCTGATACTGTATATCTTGGTAATCCCAATCTAAAGAAAGCGAACGTCAAAGTTGAATTTACTCAGGAACAAATTGAGGAATTCATTAAGTGTAAGGACGATCCAGTTTATTTTGCAAAGAATTATATTCAAATAGTATCTCTTGATGAGGGTTTGGTTAATTTTAATCTTTATCCATTTCAAGAAAAATTAGTACGAAATTTCCATGAAAACCGTTTTAACATCTGTAAGATGCCTCGGCAGACGGGTAAATCCACTACAGTTGTATCTTATCTCTTACATTATGCAGTTTTTAATGATAACGTTAATATTGCTATACTGGCAAACAAAGCCTCTACTGCCCGAGATCTTCTAGGAAGATTACAACTTGCATATGAGAACTTACCTAAATGGATGCAACAGGGTGTTCTTGTCTGGAACAAAGGATCATTGGAGTTAGAAAATGGATCAAAAATTCTCGCTGCATCTACGTCTGCATCTGCTGTCCGAGGCGGTTCCTATAATGTCATCTTTCTCGACGAGTTCGCTTTTATCCCGAATCACATTGCTGATCAATTCTTTGCCTCTGTTTATCCTACTATATCTTCTGGTCAAAAAACAAAGGTTATAATTGTATCCACACCACGAGGTATGAATCATTTCTACCGAATGTGGCATGATGCTGAAAGAAATAAGAATGAATATATTCCAACAGAAGTTCATTGGTCTGAAGTTCCAGGCAGAGATTCTGTTTGGAAAGAACAAACAATTGCAAACACATCAGAACAACAGTTTCGTGTTGAGTTTGAGTGTGAGTTTCTTGGATCTGTTGATACTTTAATTAGTTCTTCAAAATTAAAAACATTAGTTTATGATGAACCAATTAAGAAGAATGCTGGTTTAGATATTTACTTTGAACCAATCAAAAATCATGATTATGTGCTTACAGTTGATGTGGCTCGTGGTGTTGGTATTGATTACTCTGCATTTGTAATTACAGATATCACAACCTTCCCACATAAAATTATTGGAAAGTATCGGAACAATGAGATCAAACCGATGTTGTTTCCAAGTATTATTGTAGATATTGCAAAGGCATATAATAATGCATTTATTCTATGTGAGGTAAATGATATTGGAGATCAGGTTGCAAGTATTATTCAATATGATTTAGAGTATGATAATCTATTATTGTGTTCAATGAGAGGTCGTGCTGGTCAAATTGTTGGACAAGGATTTTCAGGCAAGAAAACACAGTTAGGTGTAAAGATGTCCAAGACTGTAAAAAAAGTTGGATGTTCTAATCTAAAAACTCTAATTGAAGATGAGAAGTTAATATTCAATGATTATGATATCATATCTGAACTTACAACTTTCATACAAAAAAGTAATTCATTTGAAGCGGAAGAGGGATGTAATGATGACCTTGCAATGTGTCTCGTAATATATGCATGGTTGGTAGCACAAGATTACTTTAAAGAATTGACTGATCAAGATGTTCGTAAAAGAATTTATGAAGATCAGAGAGATCAGATCGAACAGGATATGTCACCCTTTGGTTTTATTGTAGATGGAACAGAGGAAGAAAGTTTTGTAGATGAAGATGGTGATCGTTGGCATGTAGATGAATATGGTGACAAAGGTGGTGGTATGGATATGGATTACATGTGGAATTATAGATGAACATAGAGGATCAGTTTGAATTAGAACACTTACTATTTCAACAAAGAAAATGTAAGATGTGTGGGGAGACAAAAGAATTGATTAATGATTTCTATAAAACGAGAAAAGATCGAGGAAATGTACCATCAGCATATGCATATGAGTGTAAAAAGTGTTCAATTAAAAGAGTTATAAAAGGAAGAAAGAAAAAAGAAATAGTTGAGATTTATCCTGATTGGTAGTGTTTGCGTCATGTTTCCCCATTTAGAGGGGTAGCAATTCATAAATAAATTTAGTAAAACAACGTGGAACTTCGGAGAAAAACATGGCTGGCATAGGTTTAGTATCTCCAGGCGTTAAGGTCAGGGAAGTTGATCTTACGGTTGGTAGAATTGACTCCATAAGTGATCAGACAGGTGCAATAGTAGGCCCCTTTGAAAGAGGCCCTGTACTAGAACCTTTGCTTATTGAAAATGAGCAAGATCTGATTGATCTTTTTGGAAAACCATTTAATAATGATAGACAGTATGAATACTGGTATTCTGCATCAAACTATTTACAGTATGGTGGTGTATTAAGAGTCGTCAGAGCAGACGGTGCAAAGTTAAACAACGCAAACGTTGGTGCTGTAGGTGTTGCATCAACATCAAGTCTTAAAATAAAATCTTTTGATGATTATCAAAATAATTTTGAGGATAGTGTTTCATATCGATTAGCTGCAAGAAACCCAGGCAGTTATGCAAACGGATTAAAAGTTGCATATATTGATGGTGCTGCAGATCAAACACTTACATATGATCCCGATCTTACTGGAGTAACAGGAGATGTTACTGGAAAGGTACAGGTTGGTTTTGCGGTAACTCAAGCAATTAGTGGTTCATTTGTAGGAGTTGGTACAACTGGAGAGTTAGATGGATATCTACAAGGTGTCATCACTGGTGTTGGAAATAGTACAATTGATGTTAAGGTTGTAAATCGTGTTTCTGCTGGTGGAACAATATTCCCTGTAAATTATACAGAGAACGGTAAATTCCAATTTGCAGTAGGATCAGCAACATCAACTACTGGTGGTGCATCTGGTAATAGATTACCTGGCACTGGTATTCAAATATCAAATAGTAGTTCAACAATTGCGAATCCAGCAGCTGGTATTCAAACATCACTAACAGTCACAACAATTGCAGACTGGTATGATAATCAGTTCATTCAATTAAAGAATGGTGCATTAGCATGGAAAGAGATTGCTGAAAAACCAGGCACAAGTGGATATGCTGCTGCAAGAAACAGTAAGAATGACGAACTTCACATTGTAGTTATTGACGACAGTGGAAAAATAACTGGACAACAAGGTGCAATTCTTGAGAAGTTTGCTTTCTTATCTAAAGCAGATGATGCAAAGAACTCATTTGGTAGTGCGATCTACTATAAGAACTTTGTTTCAGAGAACTCAGACAATATCTTTGTTGGAGTTTCAACAGGTAACGGATCAATCGCATCTGGTATTCAAACCGTATTTACTCCTACATCAGCAGTAACTAATCTTTGGAGTCAGGATGCACAAGATGTAACCTTCAACTTTGGTGGTAACATACTTTACGAACTACAAGGTGGTAAAGATTATTCTGGTGTAAGTACAGAAGGTGGATACTCTTGTTCTCTTGGTTCAATCATGGGTGGTTATGAAGTCTTTGAGAATGAAGCAGAGTATTCTGTTAATTTCTTACTTCAAGGCCCTGGCATTGTAGGTAACGAACAGGAATCACAAGCAAAAGCAAATAAATTGATTGCGATTGCAGAACAGAGAAAAGATTGTTTAGCTGTTATCTCTCCAAATAGAGAGACAGTTGTAAATGTTACAAATGCAGCAACACAGACTGATAACGTAATTCGATTCTATGATCCAATTACATCATCTTCATTTGCGGTATTTGACTCAGGTTACAAGTATCAGTTTGATAGATTCAATAATAAATTCCAGTTTATGCCACTCAATGGTGATATTGCTGGATTAATGGCAAGAACATCTGAGGAACAATTCCCTTGGTTCTCACCCGCTGGCCCTCAAAGAGGAAACATACTTAACACAGTTAAGTTAGCATACAATCCAAATAAAGTACAAAGAGATGCTTTATATGTGAAGAGAATCAACCCAGTAATATTCTCACCTGGCGGTGGATTCTTATTATTTGGTGATAAGACAGGACTCGCAATTGCATCTGCATTTGACAGAATTAACGTACGTCGTTTGTTCTTAAATCTAGAGGCAAGAATTGAAATTGCTGCAAGGACACAACTCTTTGAGTTTAACGATGAGATTACGAGAGCAAACTTCCGTAATATTGTTGAACCATTCCTTCGTGGAGTTCAAGCAAAGAGAGGTTTATCTGACTTCCTTGTAATTTGTGATGAAACAAACAACACACCTGATGTCATTGATGCAAATGAGTTTAAGGCTGATATCTTTATCAAACCTGCTCGTTCAATTAACTTCATCGGTCTTACATTCGTTGCGACAAGAACAGGAGTTAGCTTCTCTGAAGTCGCTGGTCGAGTTTAATTAAATCCCCACTAAATAACCAAAGGAGTTAAAAAAGAAAATGGCAACATTTAATCAAAGAAACATAACTGAGTTTCGATCAAGATTGACTGGTGGTGGTGCAAGAGCTAATTTATTTGAAATTGAGATTGCTTTTCCAGAAGAGTTAGGGATTGACCTAAACTTAGTAACGGATAAAGTTCCATTCCTTGTAAAGGCTGCAGAAATACCAGCATCTAACTTGGGTAATATTCCAGTTCCATATCGAGGTCGTGTTCTCCCTGTTGCTGGAGATCGCACCTTTGATCCTTGGACAGTGACTGTTATTAACGATACTGATTTCTTAATCAGAGATGCAATGGAGAAATGGAGTAATTCTATTAACGATTTGCAGACAGCTCAAGGTACAATTAACCCAGAAGTTTATCAAAGATCTGCTGATGTGAAACAACTAAGTAGAGAAGGATCTAATCCTGGCGATGCGGAAAAATTACTAAGACAGTATAAGTTTGAAGGAATTTATCCTAATACAGTAAGTTCTATTCCACTTGATTTTGGTGCAACAGATCAAATCGAGGAGTTCCAAGTCACATTCAACTACCTATTCTATGAAGTAGTTTCTCCACTAGGAAACTTCTAGTTGATTAAAAACACAGTTTAAGTTATAATATAAATACCAGTAAAGGTATAATTATACAATGGCACAACTTTTTGGTTTCTCAATTGACGATTCTTATAAGAAACCGTCTGAAACAGTAGTCTCACCTGTCCCCAAAAATAATGAGGACGGTGC